CTTAGCGCGACCCACGCTTTAATGGCAATTTGCCACTCCACCCTTTCGGGACCTACTTATCGTAGGGGGCCCCCCTTACGGGGGGTGGGGAATTACCCCAGTGTGTAGATTGTCAACCTCTTGTACCCCTGTTCGCTATCGCGAAGAGGGAGTGCAACGGCCTTAACGAACGATCCATCTTCAGACTTGTGGTCTGGGATCGCAACGTTATCTACAGGAAAGGACGAACCTCTCCTGAAGAGATGCCAAAAGGTCTCGGCTGTGCCCGGTGAGGGCATTCGCTTGACCTGAGCTTTGAGAAAGAGATCCTCTCTCGAGCTCTGGAACATCAATGGTCGTTCGGCCGGTTCGTCCCATCCCGGGATGACCGACTGCGAGCCTCGTCGATAAACCGAGTAGCTCGGCAACACGAAGTCCGTAGGTTTTGCAGGACGGGTGTCCTTGCGAGCCAGAACGGTAAACGTGTCAAAGAGATAACCCGAATACCCCATGCGGTCATGCCGCATCTTACGCTTCCTAGGGTGATCCCCGAGGAGGTGACCGTCTCCGTACCCGTCAGGGCCGTAGATTTGAAGGTCGGGGTGAATGAAGTTCTCGCGGACGTAAGCCGCGAAATCCAACAAACCACGTCTCACATAGAAATTGTGGAGCGTGAAGAGGGTCCGGTTACTTACCCAGTTTTTCTGGTAATAAGGCCGGATGTTGACACCACGAAGGAAATCTGCGCCACAAGACTCCCGAAAGGGCCCGGTGGCGTATGACTTCTTCACGTTGGGGATGAACCCAACGGCAGTCAGGAGGTTCACGAGCGCAGGGTAGCGCTCGGTCGGTAAAATAACGTCATCTCCGAAGACGGAGACCGTTTCACCCTTCTCACAAACTGCACGAGCAAGAGCCCAGAAAATCAGGGACTCAAGAGGAAAGGTGAACCCATTCCCCATGCTCGAGAACTTCTCCAAGGCGAAAGACGAGCCGCGATAGCGGATTTTCCCCGTCCGGGCTCTTGCGAGCCCAACCGCCCAATCCAGAGGGAGAAGGTCATACACAAGCTCGGTTGCGATGCAATCCGAGGCAGACTTCAGGTCCAGCGTTGCTAAGGCGCCGGTTAAGGATCCCTCACGGGCTAGGTTTTGATTCCTAGTCTGGTCCCGGAGGTCCACACCAAATGCCCCCAGACGGTCCGACATGTAGTCACCCAGCGCGAGCTGGTAGAGCCCATTGAGGACGGGCTCGGTGACGGTCGAACGATACGTCTTGGCATTCTTCGGCACGAACTCCAAATTCCCCTCATGAATAACGAGAGGTATGGAGTACCAGTCTTCTTCCTCCGTCTTGGACAGGCTTGTGGCCCAACCTTCACAGAGGACTGGTAGCTCGCGCAACAGCGGTATTGCCGCCGGCACGAGTTCCGCGCTACACGAGACCCCAGCTGCGAATTTCTCGCGAACTGAGGCAATACGCTTTTTTGTTAGCGTGGTAGCACCCTTTCCGAATCGATATCCCAGCGTTTCAAAACTGGGGAACTGACCCAACACTTCGCTTATTTTCCGCGAAGCCACAAAGAGTTGTGACTCCACGACAGAGGGGAAACTAATCACCCCCCGTCGGCGAAGCTTGAAGATCGTATTCGTGCTAAAGCACATATCTTCGGCATGGTTGAACGCGGCAATCGCCGCCTCTTCCTTATCGAACCCTACTTCAAGGGTTTCGAGTTTGGAGAAGAACGCCAGAGCCTGACGGCAATGGTAAGCGCTGTCCGCGCTTAAGGTGTTATCCCCGTAGTCCAACTCAAACTCACAAAGAGCCCGGAGATCGTCCCTTCTGATGAGAGACTTGATCCGTGCCCCTGCTGGCCCCGCGGCCTCGGCGTGAGCGAGTGCTAGGCTCTTCAGGATGTCTATCGACTCCGACGAGCTATATTCAGTCGTCCAATGTGCAATCTTGCGCATAAAAGCCTCATAAAGGTATGGATCGCTGAATGCCGCTGTAGCGCTATCACTAGCGCCGCGGCGTCCCTGACCACTTCACCATCAGAAGGAGTGTTACCACCCCCCTCACGGCTACTTGTAGCATCAAGTACAGTGTTGCCACGTACGATGCCACGGATCACGTCACCTGGATCAGCTGGTCGCTGAGATCAGGCCACGGGCCAGTAGTGGCTGCTGCCACACTGGTCGAGACATTACCCTGAAGATTGACCGACATCTGCCTCGCAAGGCGGCGGCCGGCAATCACAGAGCGCTCGTGAGCGTACTCGACACTCTCATAAGTGTCAACATACGCGACCTTGGGCGGTGCGGTGTAACCCGCTGCATTCTGCCCAGAGACCGATTCCATCACTGGAACCTCCATGCGACCGGCGATTCGGAAGATCCCAGACGGAAGCTTCTTCTTAGTCTGAATATACCGAATCTGAGCGTAGTCCGGAACCCCAGCAAGGGATTCCTTCCAGACGGCCTTGATCGTGCCATCAGGGAGACGCTCAATCCCTTCCGGAACCAGAGTGTGGCTCACGGGGGACGCAGCACCGTCGAACACGGTGATATTGGCTTGTTGTGCCATCGGTTGTCGCCAGGGTCATTTGTAGCCCCGGCCTCCATGGTTAGAGATTAAAAGCGCGACGGCGTTCGTCATGTGGGCCCAGCTAAAGGCCTTCGACAACGGTTTCACCGCAGGCTTCGGGACGGCCATTGAAGTACTGACCGTACGTGTGAACTCGACCTTAGAAAGTAGGCCGGGTCCATTGGCTGGGTTATAGATTAACTTTTCACCCTCGCCTTGGTAGGCGATGCCAGTCCGCTTATCGGATCTAATAAAGGTTGCATCGAGACCCTGGGAGAACCCCCGGGCCGTCAGCCAGTCACCTAGTGGTACGAACCAATCAGCAATGAAGCTGAACGGTACCAGTTCCCAGGCGACCACCTCTGGGTCTAGAAGCCCAAGGAGCTTAGGTAAGCTCGGCTTTTCACGGAATCGGACGATCAGTCCTACCCGTTGCTTCTTAACACCCACGGCTCTTATCTGAAAGCCACCAGCTCCACACCCGTAAGAGGGTATGTCCGTTAGTTGAACGGATCGCTGCTCAAGTGACCTTGCAGTCCTGTACGTCTTCTGCACAGGTGTGTTGAGTGCATGGGCTAACGCCTCAGCACCGCCGACCACGTCCTGCAGCAACGGCATCCAGCCGTACTGCATTTCGAGGTGTTTACTAGCGATCTCCTTGAGGGAGGGTCGCCCGCGGCGGAAGTCCGTGCTCTTCGAGCGCGGGTCCTTCTCAAACAACGCATGGTGAGCGGTCTGCCATTTACCGCTCTTCATGGCAGCGGCGTATTTCCCAATACGCACTGCAGAGTTGACAATCAAGTCAATACTCTCGTGTAACTCTCCGAGAACGACAGCGGCATTAAAGTCGCTACCGATCACCTTCTCACGCAGCTTATTGACGAGTTTGATTTCGTCATTCGCTCCCATCAGATTGACGGGTGCCCAACTAGGGACGACGTAAGACGCGGAATCTCCGTGCAGAGGGGAGATCGGAACACATTTCTCCGGTACGTACTGGATGATGTGATTCCGGAGTATTTTGCAATAGACCCTACGCATGTACGTGTCCGCCATGCTGTAGTTGTTGTCTTTAAGACGCGCCCTTTTCGGGGGTCGGTCTTTATTGACAACAGAAGACGGTCTTGCAAGAACCTCGACATCGTCATCACGACGGGTCAGGCCGGCGTCGTCCTCCCTCTTGCGGATCGCAGTCGGGATGAGCGACACGACGCTAGCAGGATAAACCTGCTTCGCATCGTCATAGTTCGTGATCCGGACGAAACGATCACGGGTAACTGGTACATGGGTCACGGTCTTTTGGACCACCCAGGCCTCACGATTAACCCAAGCGTATTTACCGCTTTTAGTCTTCACGTAGGACTTGTACCGCACCAAGCGAGCCTCCCCGCGCGTCACCTTGACGCGTGTTCCGGGATGTCGTTCTTTTCGAACGACAATCGAATCCGCACCATTCCAAGTGCGAGTTCGGTAGAGAGTGACTTGCTCACCCTCAGTGGCAGGCTTAACCGTTCCTAGCGTCCAGCTTCCAGAGGACATTTGAATACCTCCAGAAGAAGTACGACAGGGCAGCGTGTGAACCACGCTGCAGAAGCAACCCCCCTGGGAGGG